TCCAATGGTATCGAGGCCAAGGAATTGAGATTCACGAACTGCTGGCCAACATCGAAGGGCTTCAAGAAGTCATCAGGGAACTCTACGTGGAAAAGTCGGATCTAGAGACCCCTCCAATGGGGGGGTGGAGGGTCATTCTTGCCCGAATGTGGCCCTTTTAGTTATAAAAGAAAATTAAAAGGAGGGGGGTCAAGCCCTTGCAGTACAGCGAAAAATCCAGCTGCTGGGGTGATCAGGCATCGAGATCCTGGCCCATCCCCTTGATTTGTTGGAAGACCGATTGAGAGGGGGTGATTCTGCGCTCTTCCAAAACGATCAACCATCCCCATTCACGAACCGATGACACATCCGTGTCGGATGTGTTGGCGAAATTGATGTAGAGTTCCTTTGTAACGAGGTGGTCAGGATCGACTAGCATGTGCATGTTGCCTAGAGCCGTGGAGTTCGGACATAGGAAGTCGGATGCCGCAGAAGCCTCACGGGTGTTGTAGGTCTGCATAGCCCATGCGAACATGCGGTTCTCAGTGGGGTCTACCATCTCATTCTGGTTGAACTTCCCCGTGTCCGTAGCCAGTGCGGCACACGCCAGCATGAACCCGTCATTGGGCAGGGTGACGTTCCACCAGTCTACGGGCCAGATGTATGCCTCAATGACCTTCCACGCCCGTGTACGATCCGGGGATACATAGTCGAAGATGCGATGATTCGCTAGGACGCCATTGTCACTTACATTGGCTTTGCCCCGTAGACTGAATCTCATTTCTTCACCGCCCTATGGGCTGCGCGCACGCACCTAGCGAAACCGTTTTTCTTCCATCCGCCGTTCTTCTTCTTGTACTTGGGTGCCAATCTCTTGAATGCCCGTCCGTATGCTTTAGACCGTGCTGAGGCCCTCCGCTTAGGCTTCCGCACTAGCGACCTACGAGAAGCGGACCTAGACCGCCGTGTTGCAGCACGGCGGCGAGGCTGTTCCTCGTCCCAAAACCCTCGATCATCCAATTCGTTCGCTATGAGTTCAGCGAGTTTATGAAGCGACCTGCTAGTCATTCGCGGCATCGGAATCACTGTTGACTGAGAGCCAGTGCCATAGCAGCGGCTTGACTCATTGTTTCTACGGTGCATTCACAGGTAATTGATACGTGAACATCTTCGTTGAAGCCGGCATCGGCTTCTCCGCCAAGGTACATGGTGTCGACGGCTACGAGATAGCCATTCGTCCAGAGTTGCGGTAGATTGTCGAACTGGTCACTGACAACCGATGCGACGCCGGCACCCGACTCCTGATTGACGGCGTTGACCATGCCAGAGGCGATGATGGCCTTGGCACTGGGCAGGATGGTATCGCTTTGGGTTTGGGTAGAGAGTTGGAACTGAGCAGCCGCCGATGCCCCGGCATCGAGCGTCGCTGAGGTACCCGTCCCATCGGTGAAGGCCACGGCAATGTTGTGGATCCGCAGGACGGACTTACCCAGTGCATCCACATAGGCACCAAGGTCGATCGAGGTCTGAGCGAATGCTGCTGTCTGACCAATGTTAAGGCTTGCACGAATGAAGAAAGAATCTGACTTCGCCATATCCAACACGCGCGTGAAACTGGGTAATAATCGTTGGCGACCCTCCCACAACCCTAATCTTCATAGACAATTGCGTTGGCTTCGCCGATCAGGCATGTGGGAGGAGGTGAGGATGAAGGGGAGCCGTTGGCTCCCCTGAGGCCTCTAGGTACCCTTCTACCCATACCTTTTGAGGTTAATATTAATATAATATGGCCATTCTGGGTTGATTGTGAAAGAAATAGACGACACAGACCCACCAATAAGTGAAAGTGAAGGCCACCTTAGAGCCGCGATCAACATGCTTCGTAATACAATCGGGGATTTAGAAGACAGGTTGCACGATAGACAGGTTTGCACGATAGACAGGTTGCAAGATTTAGAGCGCCGCATAGCCCATCTAGAGACACAGAGAACGCCCCAAGATGAGAATGATGACCCGGAGTGGTTCTCATGACCTACGGACATTGGAAGCGTCAGTGCGTCATCTGTCAGCGTAAGAAGTGTTGTCAGATGCACCCTAGTCGATTCCTCTGCCGCTCTTGCACTGAGAATGGATTTGACTTGTGGGTTCCAAAAGGATGGTGGGATTGAATGCGATGTAAGAAATGCGGGAGGAAGATGCGTTCCAAGATGGGAACTCCAATAATGCCATGCCAATGCGAGAGATTCAATTCAAATCCATGCCTGACATGCGGTAAGGAAATGAAAGAGCATACCCTCAATGAAATCAGGAAGTGTACTTTTGCCAACCGGGCGTAATGATGGAGTGGGATTCGGATGGGGTGCATATCGCAATAACTTCGGAGGGATTGAAATGAAAGGAAAGAACATTCGATGCCATAGCCTCTCGCTTGAGAACTGTGCTTACCTCGACAGGATAGCCAAGGGCCACAAGTCAGCGGCTGTCAACTCAGCCATCCAATGGTATCGAGGCCAAGGAATTGAGATTCACGAACTGCTGGCCAACATCGAAGGGCTTCAAGAAGTCATCAGGGAACTCTACGTGGA